ATTACAATTTATGAATTTTCTGATTATAGTGTAAGTAACTATGGACGGGTTCGTTCGGATAAGACAGGGAGAATTTTATCTCTTTCTCAAACACAATTTGGATTAGTGAATGTGGGGATGATGAGAAATGGTGTCCAATATCATAGGTCGGTTCCTCTTCTCGTAGCTAGAGCTTTTCTTCCGATTAGGCCTGGTCCGTTCGATACTCCTATCAATCTTGATGGAGACCGTTATAATAATCGTGTGGATAATCTTATTTGGCGACCTAGGTGGTTTGCTATTAAATACAACCGTCAATTCAGGTATCCATATCACAATCCTATTACCACTTCTATTGTTGATGTTAAAAGTGGCGAAGTTAGTCTGGATTCTTTTGAATGTGCTAAACGTTATGGTCTTTTGGAAGAGGAGGTAGTAATATCAGTATTAAATCGAACGTACGTGTGGCCAACCTATCAAGAATTTGCACCTTTACGGGTTTAGATATTGATTAGCATTCACTTCGCAGGATATAATAGAGGGGTATGGAATATCCTTTTTATTTTTTCATCTATTACTTCGTAACTGGGGAAATAATGAATGAAAATCAGTATCAAGCTAAAGTGATCAGGAAATTAAAGGGTATGTTTCCCGGTTGTATTATTTTGAAAAACGACACCGATTATATTCAAGGTATGTTGGATCTTACTATTCTTTGGAAAGAATTTTGGGGAATGTTAGAGACGAAATCTTCGAAACATTCTCCAGTACAACCAAATCAGGAGTATTATGTCAAGCTCTTGGATAAAATGCATTTTGCTGCGTTTATCTATCCTGAAAATGAAGAGGAGGTCTTGAGTGCACTTCAATCGGCATTTAGATCTCCAAGGAGAGCACGCGTTTCTTAGTCCAAGTCAATATCATTGGGTAAACTACACAAGAGATCGTTTGATTGAACGTTGGACTGCGGCTCAAGCCGGAGCATATGGGGATTTACAACACGTTTATGCACATAGAGAAATAGAAGAACGTCGACTCTCTAATCTTCGTGGCACTATTGGTATGTATATTAATGATTCTATTAAGCATAAGCTGACCTCTGAACAAGTTCTGTATTATTCGGAGAATTGTTTTGGTACTGCTGATACTATAGGATTCCGATACAAAACACTTCGAATTTTTGATCTAAAAACGGGGGTAACAAAAGCGTCCGTTCATCAACTCGAGATTTATGCTGCTATATTCTGTTTAGAATATAATGTGGATCCAAATGCTATTAATATTGAACTTCGGATCTATCAAGATGATCAAGTGTCCATATTCGATGTTGATTCTGAGGAGATTCTATTTATTATGGATAAAATTGTAGAGTTTGATAAAATCATTTCTCATCATAGATCGGAAGAGATGTCGTGATTTGGGAAGATGAACAATGGAAAGATGTTGTTGGGTTACCGAGATATTCGGTTTCGGATTTTGGTCGAGTATATGATCATAAACGAGGTCGTATCCTAAAACAATCTCCTGATCGTGGTGGATATTTACGTGTGCATTTGTGGATTTGTGATATACGTATGACGGTTAGTGTGCATCGACTTGTTGCATTTGCGTTTCTTGATTTTTCTGATGAAAACCCCGAAATTAATCATGAGGATGGAGATAAAACATATAATTATATTGCTAATTTAGAATGGACAACTCGTTCTAAAAATATGAAACATGCTTACAAAAATTATTTGAGTGATGTACCAAAAAGAATTTCTATAATTTGTGTTGAAACTAATAAAGAATATTATTCAATAAGAGAAGCAGCTAGAGATTTAGGTATCTTGAGTCATAAATCTATTACTCGAGTTCTTGATAATCCTACTAAATCAACTCACGGATATCATTTCGTGTCAAGGAGGTGATGCCATGATCATCGACGAAAAAAATCATCTGATTCACTATGGGATTTTGCGCCGCTCTGGTCGCTATTAGCCCTGGGGTTCTGGTAAGCAGCCAGAAGGAAAATTTCCTTGGAGTCATCAGCCTACGCAAGCGATGAGAAACAAGAGTTATCTAGATATTATTGGAGAACAGCGTAGGGCTGGTATGAGTGATGCAGAAATTGCTAGAGGTCATGGTATCACAAGAAATCAGCTTACCGCAGCTCGATCAATTGCTCTTGCTGAACAGAAACAAGGGAAGATTCTTCAAGTTCAACGTCTGGTAGATAAAGGTTATTCGAATCCAGCAATTGGGCGTAAAATGGGGCTTAATGAATCTTCGGTTCGTGCTCTTCGTAAACCAGGAGAGCTTGATAAAGCGTTGGCTATCGATTCTACAGCTAGTATGCTCAGAGAACAATTTCAAAATAAGAAATATCTGGATATTGGAAAAGGTGTATCGAATCGTCTTGGCCTTACGGAAACTCGTTTGAAAACTGCTGTAGCTGTTTTGGAAGAGCAAGGATATGTTGTTCATAATATTAAGATCCAACAATTGGCGACCGGTAATTATACTACAACCAGAGTTCTAGTTCCTCCAGGTACACCGAAATCTGAAGTTGATCGAAATCGTATTGAAATTAAGTTGCCTGGATCATATTCTGATGACAATGGTCGTTCATTTACTCAAATACAAACACCTATTTCGGTTAGTTCTAGAAGAATCAAAGTTAATTATGCGGAAGATGGCGGTAATGAAGCTGACGGCGTTATTTATCTTCGTCCTGGAGCAAAAGATCTAGATATGGGTAGTAAGCAATATGCGCAGGTTCGTATTGCTGTGGATAAGACCCATTTTATTAAAGGTATGGCTGTTTATAAAGATGATCTTCCAGAGGGTGTCGATATTGTTTTTAACACAAACAAACACCAGAACGTTCCTCTTAAAAGTAAAGATTTAAATGCTGATCAAGTTTTCAAACCTCTGAAAGATGATCCTGAATTTCCGTTTGGATCTATCGTTCGACAGATTCATGATAAAAAGGGAAATGTCCGATCTGCTTTGAATTTAGTAAATGAAGAGGGTGATTGGGATAAATGGTCTAAAACGCTTTCATCTCAATTTCTTTCTAAGCAGGATCCAAAACTTATCAAAGGTCAGCTAGACATAACGCATAATCGTAGAGTAACGGAATTTAATGAAGTTAATTCTCTTACTAACCCGGTGGTTCGTAGAGAGTTACTTTTTAAATTTGCTGATGAAACAGATTCTGCTGCTGTTCATTTAAAAGCAGCTGCCCTACCAAAACAAGTAACTAAAGTTATCCTACCAATTAAATCTATTAAACCCAATGAAATATATGCGCCTACAATGCGGGACGGAGAACGAGTAGTTCTTATTCGACATCCCCACGCTGGTCGATTTGAAATTCCAGAACTAACGGTTAATAATAAAAACAAAGAAGCTAGAAAGTTATTGGGTACTGGAAAAGCTTCAGAAAGACACGATGCTGTTGGTATTCATCATACCGTGGCGCAACATCTTTCTGGTGCGGATTTTGATGGCGATACCGTTTTAGTTATTCCAAATAAAAATAAATATATTAAAAGAGAAAGTCCTCTCATCGGATTGAAAAATTTTGATCCTATGACATATAAAATTCCAGCAGGTTCACCTATTCCAAAAATCAAACCCGTGACAAAGCAACACGAAATGGGTGACATTTCTAATCTCATTACCGATATGACGATTAAGGGAGCAGATCATGATAAACTTGCTCGAGCAGTTCGTCATTCTATGGTGGTGATTGATTCGGAAAAACACGGACTTGATTATAAACAGTCCAAAAAAGATAATGGAATTGCTGCACTTAAAGAAGAGTATCAAGGTAGAAAGAATGCGGGTGCATCTACCTTAATCAGTCTTGCTAAATCTGAAATAAGAATTAATCAGAAACAACTCCGTAGAGCATCTGCTGGTGGATCAATTGATCCTATGACTGGAAAAAAGATCTTTGTAGATACGGGTTTTCAGATTCAAGAACGTCGTAAAGTGGGCACCCAGTATGTAGATACAGGTCAAACAATACCCAAGAAAATTAAAGTTGAGCGTTTAGCTAACAC